AAGTGGTTGATAATGTTGAAGAAGTTGATAATGTTGAGGAAGTGGTACTGAGGCTGGAAGTGGTACTCAGAGTGCTGGAAGTCGTTGATAATGTTGAGGAAGTGGTGCTGAGGCTGGAAGTAGTTGAAAAGCTTGAGGTTGTCGTTGAGTGGGTGGAAGTTGTAGTTGTTGTTTCTCCTGCTTGTAACCCCAGCGTGTGACTATGCCCACACGCAATACCATTCCAACTGGTTAAGGCTCCGACTTGTACCGGAGAACTATATTTCGACACATTCCCTAACCCTAACTGACCAAGACTATTAGAACCCCATGACCACAATGTGCCATCCGTTTTGACTGCTGCAACATAACCTTGCCCACAAATAGCTTTATCCCAACTGGTCAAGGCTCCGACTTGTACTGGTGAGCTACGATTTATTCTGTCCCCTAACCCTAGTTGTCCATTAACATTATTACCACACGACCACAATGTGCCATCTGTTTTAACCATTACCGCATGATACTCTCCACATGCAACAGTAGCCCAATTTGTCAGGGCTCCAACTTGTACTGGAGAATTTCTATTCGTTGTATCACCTAACCCCAGTTGCCCAAGAAGATTATAACCCCATGACCACAATGTGCCATCCGTTTTGACTGCTATCGTAAACTCTTCCCCACAAGCAACAGTAGTCCAATCTGTCAAGGAGCCTACCTGTACAGGAGATGATCTCTTTGCTGTATCGCCTAACCCCAGTTGTCCTTTGCCATTATCCCCCCACGACCATAAAGTATTATCCGTTTTAATGGCTGCTGTATGATAAAGGCCGCCAGCGATGTTATCCCAATCCGTTAAGGCCCCGACTTGTACTGGTGAGGATCGGCTAGTTACATCACCTAATCCTAATTGCCCACGATTATTATAACCCCATACCCAAAGTGTATTGTCTGTCTTAATTGCCAATGCATGATACTGTCCACTTGCAACCGTATCCCAGTTTGTCAATGCGCCTACCTGAGACGGTGAGCTATGATCTGTTATGTCCCCTAAACCTAATTGACCATAGTTATTACGACCGGTTGTCCATAAAGTATTATCAGTTTTAACATCTACAGTATGGTAGTATCCCCCCGCAACTTCACACCAATCCGTCAGAGCCCCTACTTGTACAGGAGACGATCGATGAGTTATACCACCTAACCCTAGTTGTCCGTAATTGTTATAACCCCATGTCCAGAGTGTACTCATTTATACCCTTTAAATCTTTTAAAGCTTTTTGAACATTTTCAATTACATTAGCCCATTTACCAAAGACAGTCTGTCTGAACAATCTCACATAATAATACCAAGGAGTAATTTCTCCCGGAAGAACCCATACATAGTATGCCATTACCGGAACCATTACCCATGTTGGCTTTCCAAGACTAGCACTCAAATGAGCAACCGCCGTACAACTTGTTATTACTAAATCCAATTGAGATATTACTGCTGCCGTATCTTCCCAGGTGTCTAATTTTTGTGAGAGATCTGTTATATTCTCAGGCAGATGAATTAAATTAGCGTCTTTTTGTAAACTGTATAGTTTGACATTTTTGATGTCACTCAATACTGAAATCAACTCAACTGCAGGCACAGTTCTATTTTGATCATATTCAAATTTAGGACTTCCTGCCCAACGAATTCCAACCTTGAATTTTTCATCTTTGATTGTATTTTGCCATTTACCAATATACTCAGGAGAGGCCTTTAGGTGTGGGCCAGCAAGTAATGTTTTGTATGTTATGTCAAGTAATTTAGGAAGACTCATAGAAGGTACCCAATAATCAAAGTACACAGCAGTAGCAGCTCTCTTATCTATAACTATGACATTATCTATTGTAGAAAATAAACCCATAAGTCCGGTATCACAGGCAATAACTACTTTTGCACCCTTTTCAATTAACAGAGGCGTGAATTTTGAATATACAATCTCATCACCATACCCCGCTTCCAGGTATAATAGAATTGTCTTACCCTCAAGAGATTCGCCTTTCCAGATTGGCTTGTCAGTAGACAAAGGATCGTTTCCCCAGATTTGCACAAAACGGCCTCTCTCCATTAGTTCAAAACCCTTTTGCAGGTCACCTTGCCCCATAATAAGCCAGCCTCTATTAAAGGCCACTCGATGATCATCAGGAAAAAGTTCGGTTGCCTTATCGTTCACTTTTAGCGCTTCTTCCATTTTCCCTTGAGCGCTCAGAATCAACTGTAAATCCAAAAGGTATTTAGGGTCATCATCTGACAAAAACCTGGCTATACGTTCCGCATTTTCCAAAGTACCGGACTTTTGAAGAATCTCTGCTAGTGTGGCCATTTATATCTCCATTTGTTTGAGTGCGTAAAAATAGAAAAGGGCAGCTAGAAGGCTAGAGCACTCTAGCTGCCCTTTTCATAATCCCAATCCCGTCAGACCAGGACATTTTAAATAATCTACTTTAAGATACCTCTTTACTTCCCCCAATTGATTTTTGCCCAAATCAGGGCTTCATTGAGAATGTATATAATGTGTTTTATGAGTATATAGGTAACCGTAATGTTGGTCATCTGTTTCCAGCTGCCAGTTACTAAATTAGTAATGGCTCCCAAGATACAAAACCCAAGAAGAGTCTCATAACCAAGCATCTTTATCCATGCTCTTGTCCATTGATTATCCAATTGTATATGTGACCACAATCTCTCATATAGATAGTAGACTACAAGGAAAATCCCATGATGGATGAATGTGATTATGCCTGTGGTAATCCAGCGTCTTGTGTATAAATAAGTAATGGCGGCCAGTATTAATACTCCAGCGATTCTCCAGATGATACTTTTCAACACTGACCGTTTACGTTCCTCATTCATTTCTTGATTTTCTCCTTGATTTCTGTAGAGCTTACAATAGGGTAATAGGGCATCACAAACACAACACCCCCTAATATTTTCATTAATTCTTTTGCTTTTTCAATATCCTTTTCAGTGTGGCTTGTAGATTCCAACATGATGTCCGGGTTGATATCCCTTACATTATTGAGAGGTGAATACGTCTCCTGAGGAATGACAATATCATTGTACTTAACAGCCTCCGCCAACTCTATCCTCTCATCCAAGGAGAAAACAGGTTTCTTTTTTCTTTCCATTACAGCTTTGTCGGTTAAGATTCCGACTATAGAAATGCCATCTTTGCCGGCTAATTTTTTAGCATTTCTCATGTGGAGTAAATGACCCCTATGAAGGATGTCTGATATGTAATAACTATATACTATCATTGGTCCATTCCTTGTGGTTGTGTATCCAATCTAGATATTTATTCCTTTCAGGGATTTTTATTCCCTTTCCTCGCCTTGAGTTTTTTCGGGTAGCTGACTTGTGCTGTGTACTACTCATATGAGGGGTTGGTATTCTCCAATCAGGGCCGTACCAATTCTCAAGCAGAATTTCAGATTGATTACAGACCCTTAATTTATGACCTAAAAAATCAATAAAATAATCTCCCTGGAAATGGATAGCCGATATACAATTCCATTTATCTCGCATCCGCTTACTAATCCTCACGTAAAGGTCTTTAGGCGGATAATAATGCATTATTGATATATCAACCCTTACCTCATTTTTTATAGGTCTGATTTGCAGGGGGATTCCCCACTTACGCTCCATATGGGTGTGGTAAAAACCCGCAATTAAGAGATAAGTTCGTATTCTAGGTGTCCAGTCAGATGCCAACATGACGAGATCAATATCAGTATCTCCGGAAATAAAGTCCTGGTTTCGGATCATGCCTAACAGGGTGCCGTATTGTGGCCAGAATTTAATATTGAGGGTGTCGAATATTTTCTTAACCTTAAGAAGAGCGCTCTTAGCCGCTAAGATGTCCATGCCTACTCTTACACCCTTATATATTTCGATCATTGATCCACCTTATGTATTTTTGGGGGTCTATTCTCTTTCCTCGGTTTTGATTTTCCCGGGTTGCCTGTTTGTGTTGTGAGTGATTCATAAGAGGGGTCGGTACCCTCCAATTTGTGCCGTACCAGTTCTCCAGTAAAATTTCAGATTTATTGTGGATTCTGAATTTACCCCCTAAGAAATCAATGAAAAAATCACCTTTGAAATGCACACCGGGAATGCAATCCCACTTATCATACGGCCGTTTACTCAGCCTGATATAGGTATTCTCAGGGGAATAATAATGCATCAATCCAATGTCAGCCCTGACTTTTCCTTTAATAGGGCTGATTTGAGCGGGGATTTTACTATTGAATGCCGTAAAACAATGAGAGTAGCCGGCAGCCTCAAAACACTCTGATAATTCAGGGAACCAATCAGAAGCAAGCATAGTCAGGTCAATATCATTATCGCCTTTGATGAAGTCTTGCTCTCGGATCATACCAAGAAGGGTACCGTATTTGGGCCAGAATTTGATATTGAGAGTGTCAAAAACTTTCTTGATTCCAAAAAGACAAGATTTTGCTGTTGTTGGATTCATTAATGATCCCTTATTTGTGTTTTGCAATTACTCTATCTACTGCCCGGGTAAGGTTTTTGTCCAACCGGGCATTTACTTTTTTCAAAACCCTTTCTGTCGGGCCGGGGTTAGAGAAAATATCAGGGATTCTGGGGCCGTATAATTCTTTAATTCCACCCCCGGGTTTTTGTACAAAGAAACCTAAATGATCGGATTCTAACTTGGGAATAAACACGTGCCTAAACCTATGAGTTCCTCTACTTTTTTTGACCTGTACTTCATATTTTTTGTATTTTTTCCTGGCCACCAATGCCCTGGGTGCAGTCCGATAATGTTTTAGATTAATATTTGCACCAGTAGTAGATATTTTTCCGGAAATAGATCCGATATCTGCTCTCTTAATAGAGAAGGTTTGTTTGCCCTTTGTCGGACCGTGTAATAGTATTGATTTGGGAAGATTGATTTCTTTTTGTAATTCTGCAACAATGTCGGTCTTTGTGCCTGGGAGAGTCTCATTGATAGCCATCACCATAGTTTTGTCAATATCTTTTTGGATACCATTTAGTAAGGTTTTGACACTTCTCATGCTCTCTTTGGAGATCTCTACTGAGAATTGCATAATTAGGTTACCGAGACCTTTATAAATCGACCGTCATCTTTGAGTTTGATTTGTATTGTGTAATTTACACTATTGATTGTGACCACATCACCCTTAAGTGGTGGCCGGGGTAGCTCAGAGGAAATTAAATCCACCTCCTGAACGTCTACCCCGACCGATGACTCACTACCCTCCTGTTGAAAACCAAGAAATTTCTTATGCCGAACGTGAATACTAATCGGTGAGCCCCCTTCCTTTGGGGTGAAAGTTGCATCTATAAATAAATGCGTTATGATATCACTTATTGCAGTATCCCAGATCGACATAAATATACCTTTGAGATTTGGTTATGGAGTTGTTAATTCCACAACTATTTCAGGTCTCGTACACAATGGTAATGGATTAGATTGAGTATGGATTTTCACACCCCGATTGAACTCCTGTGGCTCGGATTTTGCATACAAAGGACGCCCTAATGTGTTGGCAGTTTCAATAAAATCAGCAGGAGCAAAAAAGGTCTTGAAGGTGGTTTGTGTGCCCAATGGAAAAGCAATTGCGTGTTTACTAGCAATGAATTTTCTCACTACACCGGCAGCGTCCGGAGCATAGCCCTCATACTCCTCAAAAATGAGGTCAGCAAAAGGGAACCCCTTTCTCATATCGGATCTCAATAATTCACCGTCTCTCCAGCGGGCATAAGCAGCAGTCACTTTTGTGTGTGTTACGAGTGCATCATAAAAATCCTTATCCACAAGCACTCGAATACTTGACATTATCTCACCTTGGAGGTATTTCTCAATATGACGTTTCACTTCTAGACACTTCAGTACTACCTCAGTACTTGCGTTATTGAGTGCAAAATTGATTGTCTTTTGGGTAATGACAAACTCTTTGTACAGATCATAAATGACTGTGGAACCATCTGAATCATAAATCAATCCTTTAAGCGCTCCCATTCTCAGGTATTCAAGGGTAATGGCGTGCTTGTTTCTGGCGCTCTGAAGATGATTATTCATAATCCGGGTAAAGGGCTCTGTGCTACTCTCAGTCCCGAATGCCCTGATATTGGCATACTCAGTAGGGAGAATAAGATCATCGTAGGGAATATGTGGAATAGTGAAAGCACGTGCCTTACGGGTACCCCGACTTGATTTCTGTCCTGGAGATCCAAGAGGAAGAGTAGAAAGGAGATTTAATTTTCCATCCTTCTCATCAATTACAATTTCATGACCACGAACACCCTCTTCAGGGAAGAGGTTCATTTCCCGTAGTCGTCCGTAATTGTTGGGTAATCGGTTAATAGCAGCTCCCATGTGCCATAAATTAAAGGAGTCTGCTGCAAAAGGGTTAAGTAATGGCATTTTATAAATCCTCCTTATTATTTAATTCAACTCAATCATGAGTAAGATTATAAGTATGGTTATGACTATCCTTGAACTCTTGTAATGATCCCCTTGGCTGCCAACTCCACCAATGCAGCAGCTTTTTGAGCGTTAGTAGTCCCGGTAGGCCATGCGAGATTAGTGCTTGTGATTTGTGCTTGTCTCACAATAGCTGTGCCATTAATGTCAGTGGCAGCAGTAGCAGATAACACTCCGGCAATGGTAGCCACATTGAGGTTTCCGCCCACATTGAGATTCTCAGCTTGAAAGGCCCCTGAAACAGTATCTAATGTGAGAGTACCGGCAGCATCTCCGGTAGACCAAGCGCCACCTGATATGGAAACAGCAATTACACGAGCGGTTTGGCCTGAGATTGCGCCTGTGATGGTGTCTCCTGCGTTGATTTCATATGTCCCACCAGAGGTGAAAGTTCGAGTGTATTCTCCGGAGGCGGAAGCATCATAAGCGTCGAATGAGATACCCATTACATGAGCAGATCCGTCTACACCTGAGAAATTGATTGCACGTACCTGAAGACCACCGGCAGCGACCGTGACTGTGAATGTGTCATTGACATCGTAATCAATAGCGCCGTCGTTGATTGTGAAATTAAGCTGAGAGTTGGTATAGGCAGTACCAATAATGGCGTCAGGGAGCGCCATCCCATCCGGGTCTTGAACTGTGAATTCCCCTCCGTTGAGAACAGTGGTTACACAAGTGAGAGTGTAAACACCTACCCTAATGTCTACACCACCCGTTACGACTGTCATGGTGCCATTGCCGGTATTAGCGCCCCCAGCAGTGCCAGTGGTAGGGACTGTCCCGGCTGTCACTTTACCAAGGACTTGACCTACAGCTAGAGATTGACCAGCCAGTACCACTACTGCATCCCTTGAGTAACGATCCGGGGCTTCCCCTTTTAGAACGTCATTGATTGCAATTCCCATTGTTTGATCAGTTGGCATTTTTCCTTCCTTTCTTAAAAATAAAAAGGGGCAGCTAGATGTGACTTGAACACTCTAGCTGCCCCTTACTTTTATATCTTGATCTCGTCAGATAAGATTGATTTAACTTACACGAGCGGGCCGATTTGACCGGCTGCTTTTAATCTCTCCTCTGCATCTTTGACAAGTGCTTTACTTGTGTCCAGGTTTTGGTTTGGTGTAAGAATAGAATCGATTTCGGACTGTCGGGCTTTGGCTTCTTGGATAATTGTTTTTGCTTCCTCTACACTGTATCCTTTGGTAATGCATAGTTCTGTGAGTTTCGGAACTTCCATAACAGCACAAAGAGAAGTAATTTCCGTAACCCGGGTTCTCTCACTCAGAGAAGCTCTCTTCCCTACCTCAATTCCTTGAGTTTCCATCTCCTGTAATTTAGTTTGAGATTTTTCACCTTTTGCTTTCAACTCTTGGATTTCAATCTGCTGAGCATCTGATTTTGTTTGTAACTCTTCATTGGTCACTTTTTCTTCTCCTTTTGTTTTTGCGATCTGAAATACTTCATCAAAAGTACGGACACCATTAGCAAGTCCCTTTCCAATAGCCTCCTCACCCATGTATATGGCTGCTTCTTGGGATTTGAGATTAGTGATTGATAACCCTGTATTTCGAGCCACTGTGGTGAGAAATAAATTATATACTTTACCAACCCTCTCTTGGGCTGTGGCCCTTGCAGAATTGGAGAGAGGTTCGTTTGGTGTTAAGTCATTTTTCTTAGATCCGGCATAAATGGCCGTGTATTTTACACCCTCCTTTTCATTTTTCTGTGATCTATCCACATGGAGAGCAATTACCCCAATTGACCCAATGAGAGAGGTTCTTGACAAGTAAATCTCATCACTGGCAGAGGCAATTGCATAAGCCGCTGAAAGGGCATTGACATTTGCCACAGCTATAATAGGTTTCTTACCCCGGGCATTATAAATGAGGTCTACCAAATCGAATAATGCAGAGACCTCTCCGCCAGGGGAATCAACATCCAGTAGAATTGCAGAAACTTTGGAATTATTCAACATGGATTGAAAATTACTCTTGATTGTGGTGTAACTTGTCAACCCTGAGAAAGCATCAATCCCGGTAGAACGATATATTAGTGTGCCTTGGATAGGGAGTATCCCAACTCCACCCTCAATTTGAACAGATGCACCGCCGGTAGGTGTAGTGTAGTAAGTTGTAGCTGTGAAACAAGGTCTGCTGGTAGTTGTGCTGTCGGGAGAAGGGATAACAGCTTGAGCAGGTAACCCCTCTATTTGTTCCGGGGTGATTCCCACCCGATTCCCGATAGCATAAAGAATCTCAGATAATTTCTCCTCAGTGATTAATAAAGGGGTATTGATAATACGTTCAGCTAGGTGTGGTAATACTGTAATTGTCATATATTAGTTCCTTCCTCCCTTGACCCTTCTCCCTCTTTTGGGTTTGGAATTACTTCCTCTTTTTGCTTTGATCCTCCTTGGGTGGTTTTTCTTGGGTCAGAATCGAAGACCAACTCTTTTTCATCTGCCCGCTGATTATCTTCACTGATTTCATCATCAAGAGTTTCGGCATCAGTACCTCTTTCCCCTACTGCTTGAGAACGAGACTCCAAACCCAATCTGATAGCCATTTGCTTTCCTTTAAGGTCTTTGACCGGGTCAGTGAAATCCCAACCATCAGCATCCCAGAGAGTACGGAATCTGCGTATGTCTGAAAAGTAATTTTTGATTTGGATTATATTATTCAATACAGCGACACTTAGCCAATTACCAGCAAACGGACGACATAACTGATGAATGATATTATTCCGTTGTGTCATTCGACAGCGTCGTCGGAATTCTATTAAGCCGGCCCGGATGGATGTATAATTTACATCGGACAAGTCACCTGTCAATTGTTCATAGGTGACACCCATACCGGCCGCTACTGCCCGGAGTTGTTGTTTAATCCATACCTCATAGGTTTGGCCGACATCAGCAGGAGAGCTGAATTTTATGTCTTCGCCACTTCGGAGGGATTGAATCATACCGGGCTCAAAACTTACGTGATCTTCATTCTCATATTCAACCTCCATTCCCGGAATCCCTGTGAGATCCGGATCGCCTTCAGGGGAAGTTATGAATCCGGCCAGCATTGCAGACATGCCCTTTCTCATTAGTTCGGCATCTTCGTATTGGTCAAGTTGGTAGAGACGAGTAATAATTGAAGTCAACCAGGGAATACCCCGGATTTGGCCAGGTCGAAGGGGTTTGAAAATATGAAGGATGTTTTTTGCAGAAACCCTTTTAGTTAGACCTACGTTTTGAAAATCAGTAATATAAGACTCTCCGGGATGCTCTCCGTAGATATGGTAAGCTACCCGAGAACCTTGAGAATTAAATTCAACTCCCATTTTGATGCTATTATTGCCTTGAGGCTCATTTTTGTCAAAAGGTAAAAAGTCCGGTTCTATTAATTTCAATTGAAGTGGGACAAGTAGATTTGAATTTACGCTTTTGTATATTAATTGCCCCAAGACCTCGCCGGATTCAATAAAAGCAGTTGCAGCTAGCGCCTGTAAACCGTAAAAATCAAGTATCCCATCTGCGTCCATCTCTATAATCGACTCATCCCAGAGAGATTTAATTTCCCGGTTCAGACCTTTGTCACCTGTCTTCCATCTAGGGGTTATGCCACGACCAATAAGATTTGAGACGTGGGATTCTATGCCGTTTTCTGCCCAGGGATTGTCACCTCTGAGTTTTCGGGAACGATCCCGGATGTGAGAAACTGATAGGGATAGTCGTGTATTCGGACCGGCTTCTCCTATACCCCAAGTGCGCATACGTCGGGAAGTAGAAGCAGCGTCGTAGGCAGAGGCGGTCATTTTGGTAGGTGTAAGGGTAGCTTTGTAGTGGAGTAAGGAGGCTACTTTTTTGATTATGGTTTCTCTTATCAACATACTTTAGTACCTACACTTATAATGGACAGTGTGGCTCATCAGGCTTATGAGACACACCATACAAAAGTCTGGTCGAGAACTCCGGAGGATGATAAGTGTCTTCTTTGGCTTTACGCATAACTTCTCTAAGTAATAATATAAGGGGTATTCTGCTTGCTTTCTCCTTTTTCCATTCAAAGTCAACAAACTTAAGTTTTGTTATCATCTTTCCCTTCCCCTATAAAACAAATTTAAGGACAGAAATAAGTAGTATAAAAATAGTTGTCTGGATTCCAAACATCCAACGTATGTCTTTTTTGAATTCCCTAAAATCCGCTTTAATGCCCACTATGAATTCCCGGATCTCTTGTTTGAAATTATCCATGTCACTTTTCTCTACCCTTTTAAGGTATTCCTCATGTACGTCCATTAATACCCTTTACTGGTGACTGCTAACCGATATCTCTTATTACCGGCAGTTATACTTAATTGTCTTTTGATATCCCCCAGTAAATCCCTCAATGCATTGAGATCAGCCAGAGCATAAGTGACTGACTGGCCATCATCAAATGTTACGTTGACGACTCGTTCACCTTTGGCAAGCGCTGTGATTGCCCCTTCTATACTTGCTTGGTCTGTTGTTGTATACGCCAACTTTCAAACTCCTTGTGATAAATGCTTCTCTCTTCTTCTCTGAGTTTTCGGAGGAATTTGACTCCCCATTGATGGGTAGTGACACCTCTATAATGAAAGACAGGGTTGTCAAGCATCCTGATAATCGGAGTGCCCAAACCCACAACCCGGGCACAACTGAAAAGCCAATCATCACCGAAGAAAACTTTCAGGGATTTGGGTATAGGGGGGATTTTCCGAAATAAATCCTGCCGAATACACATGGCACAGCCAGATCGTTTTGTGAGTAATCTATGTCTGTTGCCAGTTGTAGACTGTAATTGTTCGACACTTTTTACTATTGTCGGCACACAGAAGGAGAATCTTTTCATTAATAATAGTAATTTTTCAAAGAACCTAGGGCCAATGAGTATATCATCGTTGAAAATACAGATAATATCGTCATCCCTTTTGAGGGTTGAGAAAGCCATCCTCCAAGCATCATTAGTGCCTACTCTCTCTGTTGTGGAGGTTACACTCACAGGGATTTTAGACAACCCGGCATGGTAATATTTTTGAGAGTTATTAATGATATATACCCGGCTAGGCAGATAAGTAATATTTTTCTCAATACTAAAAAGTAAATCATCTGCCAGTTTTGTCTGTACTACCGGGATAATGACAAGTATTTTCTTTTCCATTTATAATATTCTTTCCAAAATATTTCATGGTCTCCGTTTTGTATTTGTTTTACTGCTGTTTTTTGCATTTGTTTGACAGTTGTGTTTCGGTGGTGGTATACAAAATTGTCAAGCATTACCTCTCTTGGGTAACCAAGAACATGAGAGCAACTATAAATCCATCTGTCACCGGCAAAGACTTTCATAGTTTCGGGGATGGGAGGAAGTTTTGAGAAAAGGGATTTGTGAATGCAAATGGCGTACCCACTCCATTTTCGGGTTTGTTGACATCTGTTTTGCTCCCTGAACAGGAATTTATTTGTGGTTAGTAATTTAAGGGTTTTCACGGTCGAGGGCATTAGTAAAGGGTGATCTTCAATACATTCAAGTAAATTCTCAAAGAAAAGGGGGCTTATCACAATATCGTCATTGAAAATACAAACGACATCTTCATCCTCAAGGGAAGTAAATCCTAACCTCCAGGCTTCATTGGTGCCGAGAAATTCAGGGGGTACACAAATTTCAATAGGGAGTCCCTTTATTGGGATTTTAAACTTACCCCGGGTATTGTCAATAATGATTATTCGATCCGGCACAATTGTATTTTGAAAGATACTATTGAGTAACTCACCTGCCATTTGTGTTTGTACTACCGGAATTATTACAGCTATTTTCATTAGTCCTCATCATACTCAATACTCAATTGATCAATCACTCTGTCTGTATACCACCAACAAAATGACCAAGATAACCACACTAAAATACCTACAAAGATAAATACAATAAAAGTTTTCATTTTTCGGCTACCCCAATACAATCTTCCCAGGGTTTATTATTGTATCGAATAACAGAAACATGCATAAATCCTGCATAAGAGAGTAAAGCTTGCATCCCGTCTGGCAAAATTCTCCAGTAGTCAGGTCTGTGATGCGGGGGGCCGCTTGAAGGAGTTATTATACAAATTTTCCCATAGGATTTGAGGATACGGTATAAATCACCTATCCAGGTATGTGGGTATTGTACATGCTCAAGACACTGGCCAGATATAATCACGTCATAAGTATCCTCAAAAATAGAACGAAGAGAGATTAGATCTACATTTGGGCCAGCCACAATATCAAGACCCGTATACTCCCGCTTTGTCTTCAAATCAATAACAATATCCTTATAAACAGGGGCGTTTCCCACCCTCAAAGAACCAACATCCAAGATTTTCAAGGGCTCGTCAATACTGAGTGCAGAGAGGAATTTTCTCATCAAAATCATTGAACTATTGTGCATTCTGTAACCACCCTAGTTGAGTTTGGGCTTTTCTTATTATTGATAACCCTGCCCTTGGGCCGGGGAGTGTGACAATTTCAAATAAATGTGGCCAGGATTGCCTGATTTCCCAGGCGGCCTCCCAAGCGTTGTGACAATACCGATGACCAAGGAGCCGCTTATTTATTGGATAAGTGTCGTGGAGGAATATCAGACCGGTATCGGGTTTAACAAACTGAGAAAAGTTTTGAAAATCAGTAAGGAGTTGTGTTTTCTCATGGCAAGCATCAATGAAAAGGAAATCTATTTCCCCCTGGAATACCTCAGCAGCTTCGTCAGTGGTCATATTTAAGATTTCAGTATGAGAATTGAGGAATATTTTTAAACCTTTTCTGCTGTCAATTGCCACTGCACGCATGACTAACGGGGAGATGAGATTAAAAGTAAGTCCTTTTTCAACCCCTAATTCCACGTATGTGTGGGGGTTGTATAAAAGGACGAAAGTTTTGAGTAATTGTCTGAATTCCATTACACCTCTTTTAGGAATTTATATATTTCTGTTTTAAGTTGACACCATCGAATACACACTTCTAACACTGCATATCTATATGTTGGTTTTGGTGTTATTAACATTTCAGATAACAGCATCTTTGTCACCAGAACATTATAATTCATTAATTTTAATAAATTTCTGTTAAACCACCCTTTCAACACTCTTATTTACTCTCCATTGACAATTCAAAATGTACTAAGTCGTTAAATTTTTGATCCGAAACTTGAGTGCCCCCATCCCAATCTCCACCCCAACGGATAGAAATATCTAAACAGTGAGCGATGCCTTTTACAATTCCGGCAAAATAGTAGAATCTGTGAGTGTCTTCCCAATCAATTGGGTAAGGAGCAACATCAACAGCTAATGAGGGTTGGGAGAGATGTTTGGATTTAAGGGTTTTGGTTTTACCTGTTTTGAGGTAATACTTTTGAGTGAGGATAGACCTATTCCCCTCAATAATAGTACAATCGAAGATTTCAATAACAGTATTGAAGAGTTTTTGTAGATTAGGGCGGCAGGTATTGAGTTTTGATTTTGATTTTTGACTGAAAAAGGGCATACTGTAACAATTACCTTCACCCTCTCTCCAGAATTTATGATAAATAAGATTTATGTAATTAATATCCTTCCAGGTATAATACTCCTACCATAACTAAGTAAAAAAAAGAATCAGTTACACCAATCTGTTTAATTTCCGGGACTTCTTTATCTTCCCACTTAACCCGTGCAATTACGTATCTTCCTTTTCCTCGGAATCTTCCTTTGACCTCGGCGGCCATTGTACCACTTAACCGCCGAACCCAAACCTTTTGATTTATGTTAAAGTGTTTTGTCCGAAATGGCATCTTAAGCATTTTTAATGTTTTCATATATTACCTTACAGTATACATAATCATTTTCAGTTTGTCAAGTTTTATTTTCTACTTAAGAAATTTTGTATATATTTTGACTGAAATTTCTTAATAGGTTTTGAGATTTGAGATTGTGGTTGTGGCTGTAATTGTGGTTGAGGTTGGGGTTGTTTGGAATTTTGCTCCGTCTTTACATCACCCCCACCTCCGCCTCTACCCATATTTTGTTCTAACTTATCCCAAGGCATACGGTTTAACCCGATCCTTACAGCAGCAGCATAGCACAACACCATACAATCCAATACCTCATTTCGCCGGCCACTAGGGAGTATCCATTCCTTTATTGGGAACCCCTTGACAAATCGGGTGACTAATTTCTCAGCAACCATCTGCATGTAAAAATCATCGTCAAATCCAATAGGGGTATGAATCCGCCCCGGGCCAGGTTCAACAATCCTTAATCTCGGATAGATAAGTCTTTTAGCAGTGTCAGCCCCAACAGGCCATAATTTAACACCCCCTTTAATGACTTTTCCTTTGAAATTCACATCTTGAGAGGTTGCATGCCCGAGAATGGGTTTTCCGGGCGTGCTCATTCCTTTTGTAGCGATTACTCTGGGGTAGTGAGTTCTCACATAATTATATACAATCTGAGTAAGGGCCCCTGAGTCCACCGCTGTACAGAGAATGTGCATGGTGATCCCTGATGAGTGTACGTAACCTCTATTGAGTAACTCATCTAACTCTTCCCAGATGGTTGGGAGTTCTGGATCACCAAAGATCTCCCCCCACCATAGTACCCAGCATTCTTCACCCCTGCCCCAAGCGGCAAACAAACAAGCAAGACGGTCTTTTTGAACATCTATGCCGGCAGTAATGATTAACGCCCGCTCAGGGATTCGGGCCTTTTCGTCCATAATTATCCTGTAAGGTTCGGCCCTACCCTTTATGACTATCCAATCCGGCCGGTCTCCCGCTTCCTCCCAAGCATCCCCCAATCTGGTGTTGACGAATACTTTTAACTTTTCAACTATAGATTTACTTTTTAGGAATTCCTGAGCTATTTTTGCCCAACTTACCCAGCCGATTGGAGAGTAAAGAGAATTGAGTTTAAACCCCCTCTCTAGTTTTATCTCTGGAAATTTAGAAATCCAAACACCATTCTCAAGCATGTAGGTTTTGTGGTATTCAGGGATTAATTTGTGACAATGTTTGCAGAGATATTGGGCAGTTTCCGGTTTTCCTTCGTCCCATTTTATCCCGTGGTCTACGCCGGCGCCGCCCCATTCTAAGGATTGTTCCTGTTTACAGTGTGGACAAGGCACATAGTAATATCCCTGATCAGTGAAAAGGAATGACTTTTCAATCCGAGATAACTCCTTCTCTGCTGGCGTAGAGATCTCTAAGATTTTTGAGGTTGCAGAATAAGCATCAGTACGTTTTTCAATAATCTCAGAAGGGTCTCCTTCACCTCCAACATCAGATTCCCAACCGTCAAGGTCATCTTTGATTAGATACTTTATTGACACCGACCTCATGGCAGCTGCTGAGTTTGAACCTATGAATTGCCAAAACCCTCCAGGGAATTCTTTCATAAGGATTTGATCTCCGGTTCGTTTATCCGCTACATCTTTGATTTTCGATTGTAAATAAGGCATTTCTCTGAGAGAAGGCGCTACTTTGGATTTTGAATGGCGCTTAGCCAACTCCACTGTAGGCATAACCATCATACAAGGGCCAGGACAAATATCGGCAATATAAAATAACCAACAAATGGCGGCCTCCGTCCAACCTATTTGAGTGGGCTTCTCAGCCACTACCCGCTTGACAGGTGAGTTTACAGAGAGGCAATCCATCGGTTCAATCAAATAAGGGGTGCGGGAAGACCGGTATTTACCATGCTCATGTGAGGACGCCCTGGGGAGTTGTCGGTAAGTGTCTGCCCACTCTGATACTGTATAATTCGGGTCAGGTCTAATCCCCTTTGAGAAAGAATTTTTATAAATCATTTTTCCTCAAGTCTAGGTTTGTGCTTTTTACTTTAGCCCAAACATTTGACCAGAAAACAAAAGGCACATGGGCGCCTCGTCTAAGACTAGGAAAAACAAAACACCCATTTCCCACAACACCAATCTCATTGGCTTTTATAGTCCAAATCCTTTAATTAATTGGTAATTATTTGAAGCAACACTCCAAAATCTTGATGCGATTCCATCCGGACACAAACAATCATTAATTGCTTTACATATCTTATTTGCGTGCTCCTCACACATGCTCGGAAGATTAACAAATTTCTCATTCAGATAATCACTACCATAATTGTCTGTTTCTACAATTTTCATTTTATACTCTCCTCAAAATAATCAATACCCTTCTCATAATCACCTGCATAGCACTCAGGGCACATAAACTCGACGCACACCTTATCTTCTACTTTTTCATTATACCAGTAATCATCAGGCATCTCAGGAATGAAACCAACCCACCCACAATTCGGGCATTTGTATTTCTTCATTTTACCTTTTAATAACCTCCTTCAATCTTACACGTGATTTGCAATCCCGGCAAATCAAATATAACGGGTCTCCTCACTGAACTTTTTTAAACTCAATTACCTTACGTTTTACCGCTATATTTTTACTGCCACACCTCCCACATTTCAAATCATCAATAGTCATATACCGCCCACATTCCAAAATTAGCTGAATTCAAACACAGGTTAATCTCATCCTTACCCAAGAAACATTCCACAAATGTGTTTTGAATTATATATTTGTGAATAGCCCCTCCAATAACACCTGAGAAAACAGTTGAACCCTTTTCAAACAGATCACCCCCCGCCTTTCCCCACTCCACAGACACTTGTCCACAATCAGATTTTATTGTGTACCCGCACGGAAAACAAAAATGACACTCTTCTTCTTCATTTAGATAGCTAGAACGCGCAAATTCCACACTCAAATTAAATATTATTTTATAGGGAATTGAGCTATGCTGTACAAATGCCGCATCAAAATGATCAACAATCATGTGGTGATATTGACTCACCCAGGCATCCCCCACAACATCCACGCAAGGGTCACAGGGATTCCAGGGTAGTCGGGTTGGCATATAGTAAGGGCCTCCAACAACCCAATAAGGAATTGCGGCTTCATAAGTCCCTAATTGTAGAAGGGAATTTACAGGGTTGTAATCATCCCATTTATATTTGTACGGGTACTTTGTCCATACTGAATCTATGCAATTGAAGAACACCTCCACACCATCCTCTGGGAAATCCTCTTCAATTGTCAACGTCCAGTATTGTGTTTCTACATCATATTCGGAGTCCACAGTTAACCAGGTTTTTGAGCTGTTGCGTATGAAAAATGTAAATGCGTGAACGTCAGTAATTACAGTACTGTCGTCTCTGGTGATTCTGAACTTCAACACACACCCCTTTGGGTCATGTGTGAATCCGATTACTTTGGGCTGCAACCAATCCCGGTTTGTGAACTCAACTATTACCGAATCACCTACTGAGAAGGCGCCACCGTTGCAGGTCATATACTCAAATGGGATGTTGGTGAGCACATTTGAGTCAGGATTAACAGACATGTTTTGTACTGAGGAGATCTGTTTATGCAATCCAACTGAACAAGCGGAGTTGTCATCAGCAATTGCAGTTATTATCCCTGTTCGGTATTGAGGTCTCCACCTCTCTACACCTGAGAGAAGGGCGGCAGCATGAAAACTACCTGCCGGAGTATTGACAGGCACAGGTTGTAATTGGCCCTCCCGGGCAGAATTGTAAGTTGAATTACCGTCATGGCCCGGTCTAATGAATACCTTTCCGGTTTGCCTTTCACCTGGGACTTCTATTGTGGCTACCTCACCCGCCAAATCTGTAGTAAAGTCTGCACACCAGACGTCAATCGTGTCTGTGGGCAAGACATCCTCCAGTAATTCTATTTTTTTAGTATTGGAAGTTACTTGTATACTAGCCACGTTTAGATTAGTGTCAGCCTGTGAGAGTTCCCGTTGTGTAATTAGCTGGATTTTGACGTGTACCCGGAGCTGGTCTTTTGTTATTGATTCTGCAATGTAATCCTGAATAGCGGCGTTTAATTTTTGGTTAGCAGCCTTGAGAGTGCCCCGGGATTTGTTATATATGGTTGTGAGATCCGGAATAGTGGTATTAGTGAGGATAATGTTTTTCTTTGTGAGAGTTGTGATTTCCTTTTCTGCCCTTTGGATGTCTCTGATGATTTCCAATGAGTATTTGCCGGCTCCGATTGCAGAAGTTATGTTGCCTTTACCCATTATTTGTGCCTAATCTTTCTCACTTCTGAATTCATCTGACCTTTGCTCTTGTTCAGATTTCTGCTCAAAAATCCTATATGCTATGTCCGGATTTTCCTTTCTTAATTCTGACAGAAGACCTTCAATTTGCTTTATATCTTTTTCATACAGGTTTTTTATCTCCATATGATTCTCCTTCCTCCTTACCTTGTGACAATTCTTCCAGGGCATTTCTCAATTCCTTCTCCAAAATCCCCCTGACAATAAACTCATCCTGTTCAGCAGCCACTAACCCAGACACCCTGTCAACTACACTCAATACTTTATTTCTCACTTTCCTGGCACACTCAAACGCCTCGTGTTTAACATCCTGCACCCTGACAAGTTGTTTATCCTCTTCCTCAAACTCTAGTCTGGCCAGTTCCGCTTTGTACTTGGTATACTTTGCCCTGGCTCCAGGGTAATCCAAAACCTCTTGTAACCTCTGGATGCTTTCCTCATCAGTATTGTATGTGGGGTTGTGGCCACCACGACCTCTACCACCTCTTTTTACTTTTACCGTGTTCGGAGCGCTCTCAAGGAGGGTGTCTGAGATAGCTACGTCTATTGAGCCGTCCGGATTGAGTAGTATACGGTCATTTTTGACTAATTTCGAGACCGCCTGTTTAGTGATTCCTCTGTGTTTTGCGTATTCAGATTGATTCATAATTCCATTTCTCATTCCCTAATACTGCTCAAATGTACAGTACCCCCCAATCCCTTTATCCATAACCCCTTCCCCACTAGTCAACCTAAGTTATTGATTCTAAATGCGTGAATCTTCGCAAGTCTACGATCA